GCAAGAACGTAACGTACTTACAGTTGCGTTAGAAGAGCAGGCTCGTGACCTAATGGGTGACAGGCCAATAAACCTCAACAGCCCTGAGCAATTATCATGGGTTATCTACAGTCGTAAGCCGCATGACAAGAAGTTGTGGGCAGACCTATTCGATGACCGTATGCCAGACAGTGAGTACAGAAGTAACGTTAATGCATACAGTGAGAAGTTGTACAAGCAGAAGGCACACCAATGCAGTTCATGTAGGGGCAGCGGTCAGGTATGGAAACAAAAGAAGGATGGTACACCGTATGCTAGATCAAATAAATGCAGTGCTTGTAGTGCTTCAGGATATAGTTTTACTAACGTTCGTAATGACGTTGCTGGGCTAAAGTTCACACCACCTACTTCCAAGTGGGTTAGTGCTAACGGCTTCGGTACAGGCAAAGACAACTTAGTATTCCTAGAAGGCATTGCACGTTCCAAGGGCATGGCAGAAGCAGAGACATTCCTACGTAACGTTCGTAGATTATCAGCAGTAGAAACCTACCTCAGTAGCTTTGTGGAGGGCATTGCTACACACACTAAGTCTGATGGTAGGTTACATGTTCGGTTACTACAACACCGCACTGGTACAGGGCGTCTGTCCGGTGCCGATCCCAACATGCAGAACATGCCACGTGGCGGTACGTTCCCCGTTAAGAAGGTATTCATATCACGTTGGCATGGCGGTCAAATAATGGAGGCCGACTTTGCACAGCTAGAGTTTCGAGTTGCTGCATTCTTGTCGCAAGACATGACAGCTATTGACGAAGTGACTACAGGCTTCGACGTACACAGCTACACTGCACAGGTCATCAGTGATGCAGGTCAACCTATGTCACGGCAAGAGGCTAAAGCACATACGTTTGCTCCCTTGTACGGTGCCAGTGGTTTCGGTAGGTCACAGGCAGAGGCTGCATACTACAAGCAGTTTACTGAGAAGTACTCAGGCATTGCCAAGTGGCATGAGGCACTAGCTAAAGAGGCACTGAATACCAGCAAGATTACTACACCATCAGGGCGTGAGTTCTCATTCCCCAATGTACAACGGCGACGATTTGGTGGTGTGACCTATTTCACACAGATAAAGAATTATCCAGTGCAATCGTTCGCAACAGCTGACATAGTACCAATATCTCTGATATACATTGATAAGTTACTTACAGCAAACAAGCTACAGAGTTGTGTAGTAAACACAGTACACGATTCAATCGTAATTGACGTACACCCAGATGAGGAGGACAAAGTACTACAAGTAATCAAGGCAGCTAACGACAGGCTGATACCCATTGTAAACAGAAAGTGGGACTTGGACTTTAATATTCCTCTGCTATTAGAGGCAAAGATAGGGCCAAATTGGCTTGACACAAAAGACGTAGCATGATATAACTACCGTTCGACTTTTCAAAACAGGAGACTTACACATGAACCAAGTTACAACAATTGACACCAACAATTTCGCCGCAATGTCCCAAGCAATGGGCATGGGTGCAGATGCACCTAAGAAGAATAAGACATCTAGCACACTGGCACGGTTGCGCATTCATCATACTCCTATCATGGGCCAACAAGAGGTCAATGGTAAGATGAAGAACGTAGAAGTAATCAGTGGTGGTGCGTACAAGTTGGAGATTCCAGATGGCCCAACTGTGTACGCCGAAGAGGTGTCCATCAGACCATTCCTACAACGCTTCATGTACAAGAAGTTTATCAAGGGCAACGACAACACAGCTAACCGCTTTGTAAAAACAGTTATGGGCAGTGACCTTAACAATGACATGAAGGACAACGATGGTGGCTTTAACTGTGGCAAACCTGCAGGGTTCATCAAAGACTGGGCGGCACTACCAGACACAATGAAAGACCTTATCAAGTCTATCAAACGTGTTCGTGCATTGTTCGGTACAGTAGAGATGATCAATCCCACAGACGAAAATGGTGAGGCAGTTGACGTAGACACCACACCATTCATCTGGGAGATTGACAACCGTGATGCCTTCAAGACTATGGGTGAGATGTTTACTAAGCTAACTAAGATGCGTCGGCTACCACCCCAGCACTACATTACTTCTAGCACCAAGGAAGTACCACTGCCAAACGGTAGCAGCTTCTACATTCCTGTAGCTGACATCGACTTGGGTAATACCTTGGACATGGACAACGAGTCACAAGAAACCTTTGCTAACTTCATGGCATGGATTGAGAATTACAATACGTATATCCTCAACACATGGAGTGAGAACATGCACAAGAATGAAGAGGTAGACGTTGACACGGTGGAAGCGTTTGTAGACATTGATGTGGAGGACTTTGCATAATGCACCATCCTGCTGAACTGGCGATCAATCAGTATCTTGAAGATGCTACATCTGGTAAATCAACTATGTCCGAAGAGACAATACTACAGATTGGTACAGATGTAATGGATGCTATGAGACGCCAGTTTGGTGGGGGCAAAGGGCGTGATGAGTTTCGTTTGCGGATGTCCAACATTGGTAAGCCTACTTGTCAACTCTGGTTCGCTAAGAACAAGCCAGAGGAAGCGTTGCCCAAACCAACCACGTTCGTAATGAACATGCTTCTGGGAGACATCGTGGAAGCTGCATTCAAAGGTATTATAAAGGAAGCAGGGTATCCGTATGAAGACAAAGACAACTTCGTAAGCTTAGAGCTTGGTGGCGCTACGATCAAGGGTTCGTATGATATTGTTGTAGATGGTGCAATGGATGACGTTAAGTCTGCATCCGATTGGTCCTATCGCAACAAGTTTGCATCATACGATACGCTACAGAAGAGTGATCCATTTGGTTACGTTGGACAACTAGCAGGGTATGCTAAGGCGTCAGGTAAAAAGGTAGGTGGTTGGTGGGTAGTCAACAAGGCTAACGGCAACATCAAGTATGTACCTGCTGACGGCCTTGTACTAGAGGAGCAACTGGCTAAGCTAGAGAAGACAGTAGAGACAGTTAATGATAACAAGTTCGAGCGATGCTTCAATCCTGTACCAGAAACGTTTCGGGGTAAGCCCTCCGGTAACATGGTACTGAATGACAACTGTAAGTTCTGTGACTTCCGGTTCTCATGTTTCGATATTGAAGAGTTACCATCCAAGGTGTCACAAGCTAAGACACTACCAATTGTGGCATACATAAAATGAACGGCAAGCAATTCTCTGCCGCCATGAAGCATGGGTTTAGGAGTGGTCTTGAGGTAAGAACAAAAGATTACCTAGTTGAACGGAGCATTAGCTTCAAGTATGAACAGGTTAAAATCGAATGGGAAGACCTCATGTACCGCACCTATACACCAGACTTTGTATTGGGTAACGGTATTATCATTGAGACAAAAGGATTATTCTCCGCTGACGATAGGCGCAAACACTTAGCAGTCAAAGCCCAACACCCCAAGCTTGATATAAGGTTTGTGTTTACCAGTAGCAGGAAAAAATTAAGCAAGGGTGCTAAAAGTACCTATGGACAATGGTGTGAAAAGCATGGTATACAGTATCATGATAGGATCATTCCAGAGGATTGGTTGTATGAGAAGGGTAAAGATATGCATCCCGCATTGATCCATTGCCCCTACAAAAAAGTAAAGAGGAGATAGCTTACGCATGACAGAAGAAAAGATTTACATTGAGTTTAATCCAAACGACTACATCATTCGGTTGTCTCCCTTCCTAGATAAGAAGGGTGATTGGACAGGGGAGTTGATGGTAGGTACAGTAACAACTGATGACAACATCATGAGTGACCATGACCACTTCCAACTTATGCATCTTACACAGATGGTATGTGCATCCATCCCTGCAATGGAAGATGACGACGATGTTCGTCAGGTATTGGCAGACATTGTTGATACAATACAAGAAGATTTAAAAGATGAAGAGACCGTAGAAGATAACAAGGTAATAGATGTAAACGAAAATGTAATCAATGTTAAGTTTAATTAAGAAGGGTATGTGATATGAAAGAAGATGACATGGTAAACTCACCGTCACACTACAACTTTGCAGGAATAGAATGCATTGATGCAATTCGTGCAGCAACAGGTGAAGATGGTTTTGAAAGCTACCTACAGGGAAATATTATGAAATATCTCTGGCGCTATAACTATAAAAATGGTATACAGGACTTACGTAAGGCACAGTGGTACTTGAACAGATTGATTGAGGCTAACGAATGCTAGTCAAAGTTTTTTTAACCCTTGATATAGATGAAGATGACTACCAAATGCCTGCTGATTGGTCACTTGACGAAGAGGTACGTGACGCACTACAAGAATACATCTATGACATTGACGGCATGTCAATTAAAACAATTAAAATTATTACGG